ACGTTTCAGTCCAATACTTAGCATTTCTTCGTTTGATCATGATGTCATCATCAGCAACACAATACTTAATCGCACCAGCGTGTTTGTGAATGAACAATCTAGTCTGGGCTAACTGTGTCCAGGCGCCCACTATGTTTTCAGGTATTTCCAAGTACTCGCAAGGATAGTTATAAAGATGTCGTTCACCGGATTCGATAACCATAACAACTCTTTCTTGAAGTTCTTTAGGAAGATTCTCGAACGTAATCTGGTTGTCACACCTTCGAACAGTAGGTATGTAAATTCTTTCTATCACGACTCTACTCCGCTATTTTACTAAAGTTCTTCACCTTCTCGAACTTAATAACGCTGTGAAATTTATCAAACAACTGGTCACCCTTATGGCTAATGATAAAGATATTAGAGTCGCTTGTCAACTCCTCAATGATTTTAAGGAACTCTTCAGTACCAGTAGCATCAAGTGAGGAGTCCATGATCTCGTCCATGATCAGCAGATTAGTAGACACCGAGTTACGTAGCTTCGACACTGCACGCCAAGTAAACAACAGCGCTAGATCGATGCGCAACTTCTCGCCCTCTGAGAACGAAGAATACGAAAACTCATCACGAAACCTAGACTTAATCGTCTCGTTAAAGTTTTCGTCTAACTCAAACTGCACAAAGAAGTCCATAGCAGATAGATACTTGCCAATCAACTTATTCATCACAGGAACATATTGCTTGATGATGCGGGTCTTGATGCCGCCATCTTTGAGCATAGAGCCAACGATAGTCAAAGTTTCTTTATCGTCAAATAGTTGACCTTGCTTCGTGTGATATGTGGTTAAGTCCGCCTCTAGCTCAACGATCTCGTTGTTATCGACAGCAACAACCTCTTTCTCAGCGCCAGTGAGTTCTTCCTTAATGACCTTGCAAGAAGACATGGCCATCTTATGATTCGCACGATGTTCGCTTGCAGATAGATGTCGCTCATTCATTACGTTTTGAATGTCGTCGATCTCTTTAAGGCGATCCTCTAGCTTTAGACCTCGAAGTTCAAGTTTTGCCCTAGCGTCTTCGATTTCTCGGGATTTTGCAGAATGGCTGCTGACTGTCGCCTCTTTAAAGGCGTGTTCGATACCCTGCTTACAGGTTGGACAGTTGTCGTGCTGTTCGTAGAAGGCCACTTCCTTAGTAAGGGATCTGTGTTTGCTGGATAAATCACGGTCGATCTCCTGTAACTCTCGAAGAGACTTTTGCACTTCTGGTTTATCGGTAATGCTGTTAGCTAGACTAGAGACTTCTTCCATCAACGATTCGACTGCCTCTTGTTCTGCTTCTATAAATTTGATCTGGTCACGCAATTTCTCTTTAAGGCGATCAACCTCAACCTCTTTCATCTTACGAATAGACTCGTTATGTGTCTTAGAGGAGTCAATCCTGTTCTTAAGTAAATCAATCTGGTATTTTATTTCTGTTATTTCTGCCTTGTTGTTTGAAATTTTATCTTTCAGCAGTGTATTCATCACAGTAAAGATTTGAATATCGAGCAAGTCTTCAATGACCTCTCTTCGCTCTCCAGCCTTCAGCTGCATAAAGGGCACGAACGTGCTAGAACCAAGCACAACTACCTGACCGAAAGACTTGTAGTTAAGTTTCAGGATACTCTCTTCTAGATATGCTTGGTAGTCACGGGCAGCAGCATCTTGATTCAGTAGATTATCGTTCTTCCAGATCTCAAAGATATTTGGCTTGATGCCTCGCTTAATGACGTACTTAGACCCGCTGATAGTAAAGTGTGCCTCTACTTCTAGTCCCTTACCATTGATCGAGTTTATTAACTGATTCTTGTTAATCTTACGAAATGGTTTGCCATAAAGAGCAAACGTCAACGCATCAAGCATCGTAGACTTACCAGCGCCGTTGTCGCCAACGATTAGCGTAGACTTGCTCCTGTTCAAATCGATCTCTGTCCACGCATTACCTGTAGACAGGATATTTTTATAACGAATCTTCTCAAAAAATATCACAGACTAATAGCCTCCTTGTATAGATCATCTAAAACTCGTTCAACTTTATCTTTATCTCCATTGAACTCTAAGTTTTGGACATACTGTTTCAAGATAGTCAACGTATCTTGCGCTTCATCAACCAACTCGCTTTCATCAATGACATCTAAGTTCATGTGGTCCTCTACGACTTTGATGTCGCATGGAGCTGCTGATTGCAACCTGTCGAGGAATAGATCGAAGATGTATGGATTGGACTTATTAGTTACTATAACTTTAATGAAGGTGTTTGTCAAGTTAGAAGTATCAAGATTTGCAACATCTTCTATGGTCATATCAGTATCGTCGTATTGTATCTTATGGAACATACGAAACGGGTTTTCGATATGAGTCATTGTACGAGTCTCTGTATCAAAGACACTGAAGCCACGCTTCTGATCATAATCTGTCCAAGTCATCTCGTACTGAGCACCTAGATAGGCAATGTTTCCATGCGAAGATGGGTGATGAAAGTGACCAGAATACACAGCATCAAACTTCTTAAAGATGTTGCGATCGAAACCGTGATCACATAGTTGTCCACGCATCATCTCATAGCCCGCAATCTCAAAGTGACCCATGAGAATTTGAGCCTTCGTGTCAGTGAAAGCCTTCATCGAAGACTCGTAGTTGTCTTGACAAATCCAGGGCGATAGAAGAATCTTACACCCCTCCATGTCCAACTCAACCGGTTCACTCCAGTATAGGTGTAAGTTATCATACGAAGACGTGCCGTATAGCTGGCGCAGGCTATTCACTTCGTTGGTGTTCTTATAGAACGTGTCGTGATTTCCTGCAATAATGTGAAGCTGAATGTCATCCTCTCGACATACACTCATGAAGTTTTCTTCTAGGTTCTTTGCGGTAACGAAGTTGATGTACTTTCGACGATCCGTCAGGTCTCCCAAGTGAAAAAGCGTCTTGATGTTATTCTCCCTGAGATAGGGAAAGAAAATCTCTCGATAAAACTTGATGAAGTATTCAGCGAAAGCAGCATTGTCCGACCTTGCCCCCCAGTGTGTATCATTTAGTATTGCAATCTTCATGCTCTAGTCCTCGATACTTTTAAGGTCAATCTCGTCTTCCTCATCATCGTCAATGAACTTTTCTAGACCCTTCTTAGCCCTAGTCTGTTGCTTCTTCTTATCATCCATCTTCTTCTCATATCCCCTAACGAAGTCGCTAATATAGTCGTTATCAAGATCGATGTAAGTTGGTGCACCATCACTATCTTCTCCACCATCTACAGCAGTACCATTCATGACTGAGTTTACAGTTACCTTATGCTTAATATATAACTGTTTCTTCTCTTTGTCGATGCGTCTCAGAAAGGCATACCAGATAATCTGGGTAAAGTATGCAAATGGGTTACTAGACTTCTCGGGATCAAAGTTACCCAGTGCCTGAACTGCATTCTCTAGACCGTCACTAATCATCTCATCTTTATATGAGTAGCCCGAGAAGTTGGGCTTTGATGCTAGCCTAGTCGATATCTGAAAAATGCACTGGCCTATATAGTTAGGAATCTGAGGTGTGGGATCCCCAGAGTCCTCTGCCTCGTTGCACAGCTTCTTGTATGCAACGATTGCTTCTAAGAACTCAGGATTGTTTACGTAGTTTTTTGCCATTCTTCACCTCAATATTTGAACAAGTATACAACAAACCAAGATCATTGTCAAGACAGAATTAAAATTACTTTATGCAGAAAAGACTTGACATCCTCTAGGAATCGTGTATAATAGCGTTATCGCTCTAATAATACTACTAGTGTTTAACTGTCGTCTTTGACTCTAGATATGCGATCATTTGCTCTTCTATGAAGTCTACGTCATCGGGATCACTGCTCTCATACTCACTAACACTCTTTGTTACTCTAGAGATAAACGTCTCGTAGTACGATCTCGCTCTCTCGTTTGCTTCTCCTATGAACAATATGTCTGTCTTGCTCAGTACAATAGAATTATCTTCTGCTAGAAGTAGCCAGCTCTTTGCGAATAACCCATGAGTTGGATGTATTCTAACTTGAATGGGATTCTCGATGCAGTACGAATCTAGATTATCACCGATGCTATTTCCGAGTATTTCTTCGCCGTTATGAAGTTTTAGGTATACTAAGTTCACTGGTTATCCCTTTATATTGACGTTGTATATCTTAAACTCAAATCCCTCATCATTATATATAGCGACTCTGTCCATGAAGTGTTTCACAGCAAAGTTCTTGTTCGCTTTCCACTGTAGGTCATCAACGATGTCATACAGAGTAGCCTTGTTACCGCTCACACTTTTACGTAATACCCTTCCTATTGATTGTAAGTTTCTGATCTTTGATTTAGATGGGCTTGCAAAGATAATGTTATCCAGACGCTTAATATTAACACCAGTGCTAAAAGTGCCATAACTAGCGAGAATAATGTTATCATCACTCGACTCAGCAATATGTCTAACTCCCTCACGAGTTTCCGCACTAACTGCGCCGTGAATGAAATGAACTGTCTTGCCTTCTTTCTCGAGCATAGGATGCAGTACTTTACCGTGCTTCTCAACAAATTGAAACAGTATGAGCGTGTTTCCTTTGAGCGAGTGCGCCAGGTTCTTAATGTACTTATTGCGTGATTCATTAGTGACAATCCAATCGATCTCTTCTTGATACGTCTTACCTTTATTTATCTTTCTAATTTCATCTGGATATTGTAGTACGATTGCCGTGATTCCAAACTCTGCCAGGGTGCCATCAGCAATCAGTTTCCTCGATTTCGTGACTTCGTAGACTGATCCAAAGATTCCTTCTAGCACTAGCTTGTGAGTCTGTGAACCGTCGAGTGTTCCTGTGAAGCCATATCTGTACTTACACTCAGGCATCTTTTCGAGTACAGACACGAGAGACTTAGCTTTAAACAAGTGTGCCTCGTCTCCAACAACTACGTCAAACTTCTCGAACCAGTCTTTTCTAAGTTTGTAGATAGACTGCCAAGTGCTGATGGTGATATCTGCGTCTACATTCTTATCGATTCC